GGTTACCCATTACCAAGACAGAGATTAGCTGAAATACAAATAGATTTACTTAATAAAGGTGCGATAGGTATTGGGTGGGTTATTAGTTTTCCACAAGCTGATCGTATGGGTGGTGATGAAATGTTTGCTTCTGCATTAGAATATGCACCTTCTGTAATAGCTATGTTTGAAGACGGCAAAGGTAATTATCCTGCCTCACCTGGCACGGTTGTTATAGGTAATGATATTGGTGGTATACTTAGTTTGGGAGTAAAACAAAACCTTCCTCTATTAGCAAACAATACGCTAAATGGTTTAGCCATTGCTCCCACTGACATAGATCAACTTGTTAGAAGAATACCTCTTTTAGTAAAAACACCTAACAACGAATGGATACCTAGTTTTGGTACACAAATATACAAAGCTTTGTTTAATGTAAAAACATACATTATAAAAACTAATGATAATGGTATATCAGAAATATCAATAAGAGGAATACCACCCGTTAAAACAGATAGTTTTGGACGTAAGTGGATAAGTTGGATTAATACACCACAAACTAATTTACAAGAAATGGATGTTTCAGGTAAGTTTGTATTCGTAGGTGTAACGGCTAATGGTGTTATGCCACAAATAGCAACACCAGTTGGTTTATTAGAGCCACATAAAATTCAAGCTGCACTTGCAGAATCTATATTGGTGCAAGATAGTCCATATATTCCTGATTGGTCTTTGGCTGCTGAAGTGGTAATGCTTGTTAGTTTTGTAACATTAGTTTGGTTTGCTTTACATTTACTTGGAATTACTTGGGGTATTACTATTGCCACAGTTTTAATGTTTATAACTGGTGGTTTAGGGTATTACTTTATAAGCAAAGGATTATTAGTAGATGTATCTTGGACGCTAATATCAGAGTTTATTACAGGATCTATAGCCTTTTATTTAAGATTCAGACAACAATATAAACTACGTCAACAGATCAAAAAACAGTTTGAACACTATCTTGATCCACGCCAAGTTAAAAAACTACAAGACGATCCTAGTTCTTTGGTGTTAGGTGGTGAGCGTAGATATTGCACGTTTCTTTTTACTGACGTAAGGGGTTTTACTGCTATGTCAGAAAAACTTGAGCCAGAACAAGTAACGGAAATTATGAACAAAGCACTTACCATACAAGCAGATGCAGTTAAAAAGTATGGTGGTATGGTAGATAAATATATTGGTGATGCCATGATGGCTATTTTTAACGCACCGATTGACCTTTCAGACCATGAAACTTTAGCTGTGTTATGTGCTGAAGAGATACAAGATAAGATAAAGCAAGCCAAACTTGGTGTAGAGATAGGTATAGGAGTTAATAGTGGATATGCTGTTGTAGGCAATATGGGAAGTGAAACTAGATTTGATTATACTGCTATAGGTGATGCAGTAAACCTTGCTGCTAGGCTTGAAAGTTCTACTAAGGAAGTTGGAGAAGA